TGGGTCCATATTATACAACTCGCTTAATAGGAGAAAACACATGACAAACTGGCCTACATATAAGTTCGATCATTCATTCGCAGATCTCGATAAGTTCGGTAAGTTCTTCGTTGGTGCTGATAAGATCGCTCAACGTATGGCAGAAACAGTAGAACATATCCAAAAGACTGCAGGTGCTACATTCCCTCCATTCAATCTCAAGAAGACAGACGACAATGTCTATGTCGTTGAGCTTGCTGTTGCAGGGTTTGGTAAGCAAGACATCGAACTTACACTCGAAGACAATAAGCTTGTCGTTAAGGGTCAAACAACCGTCGATACACTTACTGAAGACGGTATAGATGTTCAATACCTACATAAGGGAATCGCTGATCGTGCATTCACTCGTACATTCTCACTTGCTGATAATGTTGTCGTTAATAATGCTGCTATGGTCAATGGTATTCTTAAGATCTGGCTCGAGCATATCATTCCAGAAGATAAGAAGCCAAAGAAGATCGACATCACCGATGCCGCAGAATCTGCTAAGAAGACAAAGAAAGAACTTCTCGTAGAAGACAAATAATTATATCATGATATAATGTGACATGTGGCTGGTGGCAATAGCTTCTGGCCACATTTTCATTTCAAATAATAAGAGAAAGGAACTCCAATGTTAAATTGGTTCAATAATTACATGCGTTATATGAGAACTATAGCAGAATTAAATGCACTTACTGATCGTGAACTCGCCGATATAGGAATGAAGAGAGAAGAAATCATATTCGAAGCAACGAAACAGTGGGCCGCTGCATCATGAAGATCCTGAAGTTTTTTTACGAACTTATTATTGAAACAAGAGATCTTCAAAATCAATGGAACTATAAGACTGGAGCGTTCTTAAATCATAAATAAGCCATGATGAATCCCTATATTATGCTCTGAAACGATATAGGAGATTAAAATGGCTTTAGTAACATTTGAACAGTTGAATGAGTTTTTTGAGGACACAAACGAAGACATCGTTCAAGCATTCGTAGATCCACTAAATGAAGTAATGGAATTCTACGAGATCAATAATCCAAGAAGAATATCAATGTTTCTAGCTCAGGTAGGTCATGAATCCGGTGGTCTCAGAGCAAGAAAAGAGAACTTAAATTACAGGGCGGAAACACTTGTAAAGGTATTTCCGAAGTATTTTCGTGGTAAGAATCCAAACGAGTATGCAAAGAATCCAGAGAAGATCGCAAATCTCGTCTACGCAAGTAGAATGGGCAACGGTCCTCCTGAGTCTGGTGATGGTTACCGCTACTGCGGTCGTGGCCTTATCCAGCTAACAGGTAAAAGCAACTATCAAGCTTTTGCAACTGACATGAATATGGACCTTGCTGAAGCAACCGAATGGTTGGAAACAGAAGAGGGTGCAGCGTGGTCAGCAGGTTGGTTCTGGGATTCAAGAGAACTTAATCAATGGGCAGATAAGGATGATATCCTTACTGTCACTAAGAAAATTAACGGTGGAACAATCGGTCTCGAGGATCGTAAGCATCATTATGAAGCAGCCTTAGAAATCTTTGGAGGTTAATGATGCCTAAATTCGGAACACCAGACGATGAACCAGTAGCAGCAAAACCTGCTATGGATCAGTTACCACCCGCTACAAAGGGTGCAGCTGCATCGATACAGACTAACTATTTTGATGCGGGTCCATCAAGACCAAGTGCATCACCACAGATGTCTGAAGCAGCACAGCTTGCACAAATAGAACTAGAAAAGCAGAAGTGGGAAGCAGAAAACGGTAAGCAGAACGAACACTGGATGAAAGCATATTGGCGTCCAGCGATGGGTTGGTTATACATGCTCATGTGTTTCTGCGACTTCGTTGCTTTCCCAATCATCGCGATGTTCATGCCACAATTCTTGAAAGGCATGACATACATCCCGTGGAAGTCAATCACACTTGATAACGGTGGGTTGATTCATATGGCATTCGGCGCCATTCTTGGTGTTGCTGCTTGGACACGTGGACAAGAGAAGATAGCTGGTAAACAGTAATTTACTTCTCAACTAAAATATGTTATAATATGCTTATAATTGACAGTCTTGAGGTAGCATTTTATGTCACGTTTCTACACAAACTTCTATTCACGT